GCCGTCGTCCCGATGCCGACGTTGCCGTCGTTTAGAATAGTCACTCTATTTACATTGTTTACATCATCGTAAATTTCAAAAGCAGCACCTCCTGTAACCTGAAGATTTTGTCCTATTCTCCATGTATCAACATCATTCTGTCTAAATAAAATCTCAGTATTGGTGTTAGTTGAACTCTCTAACATTAATGATGCCGCACTAGCTCCACCATCAATGTGTAAATCATATCCCGGACTCGTCGTCCCAATGCCGACGTTGCCGCCGTCTATTGTAAGTCTCGCATCTGCTAAGGTGGCATTACTACTATCAGCGGTATTGTTATTTAATATATGTATCTTACCTTCTGCACTAGCTCCAGTTCTTTCATATACGATTGCCGTTTTCCGATAGATATTAGACCCTGATGAGCCATATCCAAACTGGATTCCGCTCCAATACCCAGGATCAACTTCTCCAACAAAAGATGCCACAAAGCCACTTGCAGCTCCAAAATTATTACGAGCATCAAGTTTATAATAAGGCACCGTCGTCCCGATGCCGACGTTGCCTGCTATTGTTGTATTCCCCGTGCCACTAACAACAAGATTCTGCGTTAAACTAACTATTCCTGTTGTTCCGATTGATAAATACCCATCAGTTCCACCCGCTCCCAAATTAAGAGTTCCGGCGGCGTTCTTTGCAGTAATATATGTCGCCCCTGCCCTTGTAAACTGAATATCATTACCAGTAAATTTTGTTTGGTAAGCTGATGTTCCATATACTTCCAACTTCGCCCCCGGCGCGGTCGTCCCGATACCGACGTTGCCTGCACTTCCATCCACAAATAAAATGTTGGCATTTTTTCCATCATAAACACCGAAGTCACGGAAAACCGTAGTTCCGCCTTGATAACCATTGTAGTTTATGTTCACTGCACCCGTGTCTGTTGTCCTGCCCCAGTTCTCAATTCTCAAATCATCATTTCCAAGTTTATAAAATGTAGAAGGATTATTGTCTACGCCACCTATAGTCACAACATTTCCGTTTACTGAAAGATTACCAACTGGTGTCGTCGTCCCTATACCGACGTTGCCACCGTCTAAAATCCTCATCTTTTCAGTCATTGCTGCCTCATTTCCTGTTGAAAATGCTAAATCCATGGCGGCAGAAGCTCCTGAATCAACAGATGAAATAGAAGCAGATGGATTTGAACTACTTGTTCCAATAAACCCTATACTATTATCAAAATCTCCTGCTCCTGTATTAAGATGATTTAACAATACAAGATAATCTCCAGGGGTCGTTGAGGGAACACCCACAGATTGTGTATTTCCTTTCAAATGTAATTTCCCTGCTGGTGCCGTCGTCCCGATGCCGACGTTGCCTGAAGATGTAATTTGAAACTCACTGCCTCCAGGTTGGGTGATTGCGAAGGTGTTTGTTGTGGCATTCCGTCCCACCGTCCATTTTGTTGTGCCGGCAGAAGAAATGTTTAATCCCACACTTGTTGCATCTGGTCCGTCTATTGTAATTCGTGGTGTAGTTGCTCCGTAAACATGCAAAAGTTCTGTAGGTGCCGTCGTCCCGATGCCGACTTTGCCACCGCCTCCTTGCAACACCAAATTTCTATATGAATCACCATCTTTAGCTTCCAAATTAACATATCTGTTCCCTGCGGTAGCACTCGGATTTATGGTGTTATATAATCCAAAGGAATATCCTGAGACAGCCGCTCCCGCGGTTATTCTTTCCATTACTGTAGGAGTATCAGCAACAACTGTGGCATCTTCAACATGAAATTTTGATAGTGGCCCCGTCGTCCCGATGCCGACGTTGCCATTCATTATTTCAACGCCCCCGTTGCTTTTAAGTTTCATTACCTCTACGTTATTAGCAATAAGTCGCAGAGGTTCATCAATGCCCGTTCCGAAATTCGTTCCACCGCTAGTATTCCAGTTCCAATACGACTTAACGGTTCCACCAACTGCCATTTCGTATTGTCCGCCCCAAGTTGCATTGTTTAATGTAAGCGTAGTTCTATTAGCATTACTCGTTGGTGCTGTCGTCCCGATGCCGACGTTGCCGGTTCTCAATACTGTGAACACATCTGTCCCACCCGCAAGACCCTGATTATTTACTGTAAATCTTCCTTCAGTGGTTCCAGAACCAGCACTATTGGAAATACCTGCTGTTACCCACCCAGGTTTTGTGGCATGAGAATGTGAGAATAATACAAGTCCACCACCATATCCAGATGACCCGGCTCCTGCTTGGAGAACCATTTGTCCGGTACCAACATCAGTTGTATCTAGAATGAAATAACGACTACCCGCCGCTACTGGAGACATAGCTATATTTCCATTAACATGAAGTGGAGACGATGGATTAGTAATACCTATACCGACGTTGCCGGTACCATTTGGCATCAAAGCCAAGTGTTCATTAGTACCAGTTGTGATATCAGTAGCTACACCAGAGAAGGTGAGAGTGCCAGTCATCGCATCTCCGGCTTTTTCTACCCAGATATCACCGGTACCACCAGCAGAGAGACCCAAGGAATCTCTCATACCAGTTGCAGTATTTTTTCTTATATAGTTGTCTGTTGAAGAATAAAATATTGTATCAGAACTTCTGGTTCCCGAACTGTGAGACATATATACATACGAACTATTTAGATATCTCACGTTTGTATCTCCGTTGACGTCTCTACCCATAACAGTATTGCCAGTAGATGCAGTAGTAAGAGTTTGTCCATCCAACAAATCTGCATTCAAGTTCGTAACCAAAGTGTTGGAAGCTACTACAAATGGAGCAGTACCAGAAGCTAGGGTGGAAGTTAGTTGACCAGAAAGACCAATTGTTGTAATTCCCGAAAGTGCTCCCGCACTTGAAATATCCCAACTAGTAGAATTAACAGCTACAGTACCCGAACCACCACCAATGGAGACTGCTCCAGTAGAAGTACCAGTATTAATATTGGTAGCAAAGTTAGAAGAAGCATTGATACTGAAGATGCCACCCGAGAAAGTATATGCTCCAGTACCTGTGTCTCCAGTATTTAAGAGATAGATATCACTAATGGAACCAGAACCTAAAGTAGTCCAAGTAGCTAAACCATTAGCATCGGAAGTTAAAACTTTGTTAGCTCCTGGAGAACCACCAGTGATTTTAACTTGACCCGCTACTTCTAGTTTTGCTCCCGGGGTAGTAATCCCAATCCCTACATTACCGTTTGCGAGAATTGTCATCTTGGTTTCTACCCCCAAGATGTCACTAGTTCTAGTTCCAAAATTTAATTTTCCATAATTATAATTACTTACTGCTTGTTGTTCTCCCGAAATTCTTGCCCAGGGCACATTGATACGACCGAATTCCATTCCAGCTCCTGTTAGATTTGCAGGGGTGCTGTCGTCATTATTTACTTTAAAATCGTAAGCAACAGTAGAAGTATTGTTTCTGATTTCTAATTTTCCTGTTGGTCCCGTCGTCCCTATACCGACGTTGCCGTTTAGATAGAAGTTACCAGACTGAGAAATAGCAAATCTTTCAGTTACGTCATCATCGGTTATCAAAAATCCATCTGAACCCATTGTGCCTGAGTTATCATTTCTTATCTGCCATTTCTCTACTCCATTGTTAAACAATTCTATTCCTGCGTCAGAGTTATTAGTACTAATCCTTGCGTACATAGACCCACTACCACTAACTTCCAACTTCGCTCCCGGATTCGTCGTCCCGATACCGACGTTGCCAGTAGAATCAATTCTTACACTTTCGCTTGCTCCTGAATATATAATTGCGTCATTACCTACAGCACCAAAAGCAACGTAATTCAGGTCTGTTGACGCATTATCCATAACACTTATCAATGCAATAGTATCAGTGCTTTCAACAAGCAACCCAGCATTTGTAGTACCAGAATTAATATGCAATTTTCTACTCGGTCCCGTCGTCCCTATGCCCACGTTGCCACCTGTTTGAAATGTTACTCTTTCGACCCCTGCACCTTCGTCAAATGTTAAGTCGCTGTTGGGCTCTTTGACAATTCTCCATGTGTCAGTGCCTACTTCTTGGAAACGCAACATCCCATGAGCGTTTCCATCAACATTAATATCTATTGCCCCAGTGACTCCTTCTCCAGACCTATTCAAAATTATATTTCCACCCCTAACATCAAGCTTGCCGTCTGGTCCCGTCGTCCCTATACCGACGTTGCCGCCTGCTGGTGCTAAAGAGATGTTACTGAAACCTGAACCTGCGATACCAGCCGAGATGTATCCAAAGTTACTGGTAGTGTTGTAGCCCATTATTATCCTTTGGCTGCTGTTGGTTAACCCTGTTAGCTGTAACTGGCCTACAGTTAAGCCACCATCACCGGTATCATTGGCACTTATTGCTAATTTCGCCCCCGGACTCGTCGTCCCTATACCGACGTTGCCGGTATCTAAAACAGTCAGCAGTGCATTAGCACTTACATCCCATGCAGCGTCTGGGGTTAGCGAATAAGGTCTTACTGCTACAGTAAAAGCCGCTGTACCTGTAGTGCTTTTATAACCATAAGCTACCGCAGTTTCACCGCCCGTAACATTCGCATAACCAAACCCAGCGTGGCTTCCTCCCGCTAAAGCCGGAATAAAGGTCGCTATTGGACTCATCGGAGTGTGAATTACTCCATTCACCTCCAGTTTCGCCCCCGGGTTCGTCGTCCCGATGCCGACGTTGCCACCCAGAATCTGAAAGACCGAGGCACGGAAACCCATAGGTGCAGTACTGCCTGCATTATCTGTTACAGAATCAAGTCCGATACCCGTACCTGATCCTGCAATTCCTGTCAATGTCCGAACACTAAAATTCATATCAGTTCCAACATGAACCCCGAGAGTTGCACCATAGGTTTCTGGATTCGTCGTCCCAACCCCCAAATTCCCACTCTTAGTAAAGGTTAATTTATTTACCGCATCCCCGTTATCAATCGCAAACAAAGTTGGGTCGCGATATGCTGTCACGCCCGAAGCTCCAGCGAGATGATTGGAATCTAGAGTCAGATTAGTCGCATCGGTAATAACTGAAACCGTAAATATTTCTGAACCTATTTTAATACTATCTCCAACATTTAATTCCGTTGTGAAAGCTGTGCCAACTCCTGTAACCGTTGCAGTATTTATCGTCACCGAAACCGTGCCAGTCAATGCAGAACTTAGATTACCTTTGATATTCAAAAGAGAAGCAGGGGAGGCGGTGCCCAGACCAATACTGCCGGTGTCGTCGTCTATCACTAAGGCGTAATTTCCGGCAGTGACATTTCTGATACCGAAATCTGCGTTATCAACTCCCGAGACACCTGCTGACAAAAGCCATTTTTGCCCAGAACCAGAATTTGCATTTGTTGCATTCAAGACCAAACCCTTGCCGTTTATTATAGAGCCGATGTCGGTTGCGTTGGCTAATTCCAAGAGTCCACTTGGACCTGCGGTCCCGATACCGACGTTGCCTCCCGTAATATATGACACACTGTTTGCCTTGAATGATACTTGAGCAACT